CTGCATGTTGCAAAGCATTTCATCAACGCCCGTTGTTGAGAACTTTAACGGCGCGCTCTTTCGCGGGTTCAAGATTTCATTTGTGTTCGCCGTGAGAGCGCACTGGTCGCTCGCAAACGGCATTTTTGAACCAATCGGCTGGGACGTTGCCGTTCCGCAGACGGGCTTCAACATCAAGAATACCGGCCTGGGGCGGTCGGACGTGGATCAAAAGGCACTTGTCCTTGAGCACAAGTACGGCCGAGTTGCCGAAGACCCGATCCGATATGCAGAAGGCACAAGTGGCATAAAAACAAGGGGCATGGTAACAGTGCCCGCAACCGGCAGCGAAACAGGCGGGTACGTTCAACGACCCTGCGCCCAGCCAATTCCGCTGAACAATGACGGGTCGCCAAGAAACACAGACAACTTCACAAACATAGACAAAGTCATAATTAACCGCGTCTGCCTTCAGCCGGAGATGGTGTTTGGCACGAACTTCGCAGCGTTCGGCATCAACTCAATCGCGTAAGGGGTGAGAAATGGCAGTTGATCTTCCGATAAACAGAGACGTGACAATTTCCGAAAAACGGAACTACACGCTTAAATACAACCTGTGCCCAAAGAGCCTGCTCCCATCTGGGCCAATAAACTCATACACAGGCTTTTATGCAAAAGCTTTTCCGAAAATGTCGGTCAGCATGTCAAGAATCTGTTTTCTTGGTCAAGATGCGACATCGCCGGTATTCAAGACATTTCAGCCTGGAGAAAAACTATGGCGGTACGCAGGCTTCAAGCAGGGGAAGTGGCCTAGCCAATACGAAGCAGATAAAGATTACTCCGTATTCACGCAATTCTCTGACTTAAATGCGCCGTGGCTGACGTGCGCGCTGGCGGGGAGCACTTTGAGCGTGACCATTCCGTTTGGCGCTACTTTTTCTCGATATGTCTATCCGTATGGGGCCATGAGCGACGAAGACACGCTGCTTGAGAACGACCCGATGCGATACAACTACGCTGTGTTGGCTGGAACGACTATCGTTGGGCAGGGAACGATATACATCACCATCGACTTAGGCAGGCCGATTGTGCCGCCTCCGACGTTTTCGGTGTGCTCGAGTGAGGCGACATAAACGTCATGTCCGAAAACGGCAAATACCTTATCGGCGAGAGCTTCCGAGCCAAGCTCAAGAGCACCATCTCCAAGGTGGACTCTATGCCGCTAGGCGGCAACGACAAACGCGCGCCGACCTCGTTGCAGGACGATCTTGACGTTTATCAGCCGAGAAAGTTTCGTGCCGCCACGTTTAGCGGTTCGTGGGCGATAGGCTCAGACAAGACGGTGACTTTCCGAGACACGTCGATTTCGCCGACAACGGCAAGTGTAACGAACCTATTTTGCAGCCTTGCGCCGGAAGGGTCGTGCGACGTTTCGGTGGCGAGAGACGGCACGGCGTGGTATCTCGTTTCGCCGAATCTAACACAACAACCTGGGTATTCTGCAAGCAACAAGCAAATACTCACCACCGTTGGTGGATCACTACAGTGGATTGAGCCGAAGACCACAACAGTCTTGACAAGCGTTTCGCTTGGCAACGACGGTCTTAAATTCACGAAAATGGACATCAAGGTGTTTGAGACTGTGTCTTCGTCTTCGGTCACCATTGGCACGACGGCCTGCGTATAAGATGTCACTAGCAACAAAAGACGGGTCGCTTGTCATTAAAGATGGCGTACTAGCGCAGGATTGCAACTGTTGCGAAAAGGGGCCGTGCTGCAAACCCGACAAGCACTGCACGAACGACACAACTCCTTCTGAATGCCAAGCAGTCAACGGCTCATGGAGTTCAGCGCGACTTTACGGCCCATGCCCGCCGTCGGGGTGTTGCTGTCGTGTAACAGACACGCCCCCCAATTGTTTGTTAGGGGGGTGCAGACCTCAACAAATCGACGTGTCGTTCACTTTTAATGCACCCACTCAAATAATATCTCAATACAAGGCCAGCGAAGATGCGTACTATTATTGGCAGGCTCCCGCAGTCTCTTTTTCTGGGTCGGCAACACTTACTCGTTTCTATTATATCGGATACTTCTTTGCACACGACCCAACGGGGACGACAGGCTTTGACCTTGGACTTGGGCAAGGTTTCGCAAATGCCTCTTCTGCTAGCGTGGTATTCGACGAGAGATACTTAACCGCTCAATTTGTATTTCATAGAAGAGTCACAGTAGCCAACCTTTCCCACCCTGAGACGTGCAACAACTACCTCTATTATCCTGGCTATCCGGTTCGCGGAAAAACTGCTGGGTGGGGAACATTGACAACAGACACCGGCCCGCTGCAAGGCATTCAAGCAGATGGCATCACAGGCTCATATATTCAGTATACGGCAGACCTAAGCTTTCCTGAGACGCAGATAAACTCAAAGTGTTTTTGCTACGGAATAGGGGAGACGAACAGTTCGGCATCGCAAGAAGGTCATATCGACTTCTCTGTCCTGTCGCTGCCGTGCGAGCAGCGGCCCGCTGTTATCAATCAATCAACAGTAGCCAGAGACGCAGGAAGATCAAGCACAGCGACAGGAGTGGCGAAGCTGACCATAAATGATGCAAGATAGACATTTAGTCATTAAGCCGATGCCGCTATGCCGGTTCCCGGCAGGCACGAACACTTGCCCCATCTGTGGCCTGTATACGCCGAATACGGCGCTTCCCAGAAATTGCAGGGGCGAGCGTGTAGTAGATGAAGACGACGTTGCCGAATTGAGCGCAACAGGCCCAGGCACCGAACTGAAGAAGCTACTTGCTGGCTGGCCGTTCTACATCACATCTAGCCCTGACTGCTCATGCAACCGAGTGGCCCGCGAGATGGACGCTTGGGGGCCAGATGAATGCGAGAAGCCCGAGAGGAGCGACTACATACTCGCCGCCATGCGAGAAAACGCCCAGCGCCGCGGAATGCCGTTTGTCGATGCCGCTGGGCGATTCTTGATCAAGCGTGCTATCAAGAATGCACGCAAAAACAAGATTGACCAATAAACACTACTGAGCAACACTAAGGCCATGGGAAAAACCCCCCCGCCCAAGGATTTCGTCTTTTCCGACGACGACGACGAGAGCGTCGAGGGCGGCGGCATCCCCGATGACGACGGCATGATCTACCTAAAGGACAAGCATGGACACGCTGACCGAGGAGATTCTGGCGAGCGTAAAACCGACGCCAAAAAAGCGAGGGTGGCTCGACGTTCTGTCCGAAGAGCACCGAAACGCGATTGTTGAAGTTCGGGCGCAGTGGCGAAAGACCGCCGACTCAAGCGGCGTCTCGGCCTCGCAGATGGCAAGGACGATCATCGCGAAGCTTGCCGACCGAGGGTACAAACTCAACGGCTACCGAAAGGTTCAACGATGGCTGACGCAAGCCTGACCGGCGACATCTTGTCGTCGGCGGCAGCGGCGGCCACGCCGAAGCCCGCCCCCGACGCCGAACAGGTGACGCAGCGGCGTGACGGAGAGGTGCTCGAGGCCCGCTCCACCAGCCGCCGCATCAAGACCGTTGACGACCTCCTCGCCCACATCGAAGCGGATATGACCCGCTACGAGATCGCGGCGAGCGAGGCGACAAGCTGGCAAGTGGCGACCGCCGGCCCCGACGGCGAGCCGACGGTCACTGAGCTTCATCGCGTCTGGGTGCGGCTCAAGCCGAAGGCGGGGCCGGGGATCAAGGAGGCCGTCGAGGCCATGATCGCGGCGGCCAATCTGCCTCGCATCAAGCACAAGCCCATCAAGCCCAAGGCCCGCGGCGACCTCTGGCAAGTGCTGGTGGTCGCCGACACTCACTTTGGAAAGTATGCCTGGGGCAAATCGACGGGCCACGACGACTACGATCTATCGATTGCCGAGCGGATGGTGGGAGATGCCGGCCGGTCGCTCATAGAAATCGGCGACACCTACAACCCTGCCCGCAGGACGATCTTGTTCCTCGGCGACTTGTTTAACTCCGACGGCCCGTCTGGGGCGACGACCGCAGGGACGCCGCAGGACAACGACGGCCGTCTTCAGAAGATGATCCAAGTGGGGTGCGACACGCTCCTGGGGATCGTCGAGCGGTCATCCGACACGGCACAGACCGACGTTGTCGTCGTCAACGGCAATCACGACGAGACGCTCACCTGGGCATGGTTGAGAATACTGCAAGAGCGGTTCCGCAACAGCGAACGGGTCTTCATCTCCCAGAACTACACCCGCCGGCAGTATGTGACCTACGGCAATAACTTGATCGGCGCGGCCCACGGCGACAAGGCAAAAAAGCGTCTGCCGCAACTTATGGCGATGGAGGCCGCCGCCGATTGGTCGCGGTGCTGGTATCGCGAGTTTCACACGGGGCATCTGCACTCTCAAGCAGCCGAGCGTTTGATTGAGACACAGGATTCCGTAGTGCTTAGAACCTCGCCCTCGCTCACACCCCCCGATGAATGGCACGCAGGCCAAGGGTACGTTTGCGCGAGGCAGTGCATGGAGACATTTCTCTACGTTCCCGAAGGCGGCCTGACCGCCATGCACATAGCGGGGCCGGCGAAATGAACGAGATCGACTACCTGCGGCAGGCGTGCCAGTTTGCGGCTATGAGTTCGCAGGACGGCAGGACGCAGAATGGTGCCGTGCTGGTGACGAAGACCAGGGCGATCTACGGCGTCAACTCTTTTCCAGCGGGCGTGGCTAGCACCGAGGAGCGTCGGGCGGCCCCCGAGAAATACCTGTTCATCGAGCACGCCGAGCGGGCCGCGATCTACCGAGCCGCCTCCCTCGGAGTGTCAACTGCCGGCGCGAGCCTCTACTGCCCGTGGTTTGCCTGCTGCGACTGTGCCAGGGCGATCATCATGGCCGGCATCAGCGAGGTCGTCGGCCTCGTATCCCTGCGTAATGCCACGCCCGAGCGATGGCAAGAGAACATCAAGCTGGCTGAGAAGATGCTCGCGGAGGCCGGCGTCGGCCAGCGGCTGCTGGCGGTCGAACTGGGAGAATGGCTGCGTTTCGATGGGGAGCTACGAAAATGCTGATCGGACTGTGCGGGGCGGCGGGGGCTGGGAAAAACACGGTGGCTGAACTCCTTAGAGATTCGGACAAGTGCTCGTTTCACCAGATGGCGTTTGCCGACCCGCTGTACGAGTGCATCTCGGTGATCACGGGCATATCGGTGGCTGGCCTACAGCAGCGTGACGTGAAAGAGTCCGTTTTCCCGTGGGTCGGAAAAAGCCCACGGCAGATGCTCCAAAGCCTCGGTACGGAGTGGGGCCGAGAGTCAGTCCACCCAGAAATATGGATTAAGATCGCCATGTGCCGAGCAACTCCGCACCTCGCCGTCGGCCGCGGCGTTGTCATCACCGACGTTCGCTTCGACAACGAGGCACAGGCCGTCGTCAACGCTGGCGGCGAGGTCTGGCGAGTCGTTCGGCCTGGGTGGCGGTGCTTGGACGAAACAACGGCAGGGCACAAGAGCGAAGTCGGCGTCAGCGAGCATCTAATAACCCGCACCATCGACAATTCAGGCTCTCTGGATGACCTCAGAAGCCAACTCCTCGCTGCTACAATTTAAGTAGGCTACCGGCCTATATATTGTGGTTTTCGCGGAGTTCATCGATGTCCGACCGCCCTTTGTCCTTTGTGGAGGCCGGGTTTCGGGTAGCCGAGCGTTTTGGCGTGCCCGTCCTGCTCCTGGCCGTCATGGTCTGGTTCCTGCGGGATGCTGCCATCACGCTGCACGGCACGGTTTTGGTGCCGATAGTGAAGAGTCACACCGAGTTCCTTGACGCAACACGCGACACCCTGGACGAGATCGGCAAGACGCAATTTAAGCAGGCCGAGACGCTTCAAGCGATTGCTCAGGATCAACACGAAATTAAGGCCGCCGTCGTTAAACGGACGGGTGCGGCAGACCCTACCAGCAACTGACGAGGTGTTACAATTTCGACCTTCAGTCAGCTTCCAGGCGTGTTGGATTTGCAGTTCACGCACGGGGATGAAGTCAATGTCGCCGTCTCGCTCCAGCGTAATGTGACCTCCTACTCTTGGGAGAGCTACATCTACGAGAGCGCCACGACCACGACGGGTGGCGGCGTTGGCTCGCTTTCGGGCATCGGTTCGACAGTAGTCCAGCCAACCATCTCCGTTTCCAACGCCACGACAGGGGCGATGATCATCGGCCTCTCTGAGGCTCAGACAAGTCTGCTTTCTCCTGGGACGACCTACCGCTGGTATCTGCGGTGGATTTCCCCGACCGACATCACCCGCACGATTGTTAGCGGCAGCGTGACGGCGGTGGCTCCATGAGCGAGATCAGCGTCGTCGTCACTGGCTCAACGAACGTCTCGAGCACCGTCGGCAACGGCGACTCGGTCACGATCAATGTCGGTGACCAGACGATTGGCGGCGGCAATGGGCAGGCGGCGACTGTGCAAGTCGGCACCGTCACGACTCTTGGCACGACCGCCAACGCGACCGTCGTCAATTCCGGCACGTCATACGCAGCCAAGCTGGACTTTGGGCTACCGCGCGGTTTGACCGGGGCGACGGGGCCGGCAAACTCGCTGTCTATTGGCAGCGTGACCACTGGGGCGACGGCCGCCGTCGGCATCAGCGGTACGTCGCCGTCGCAGACGCTTTCGTTCGTCCTGCCGCGGGACATCGACGCGATCACCGCTGCCATCTACGTTGGTGACGCCTACAAGGGGGTGTATGTAAGTTCTGCGACCTACAGCGCGGGCGACGTGACATGGGACATCGGACAGTTGTGGGTCAAAAACGCCGGCGCTGGATGGTCGCGGTGGTATCCGACGCCTGCCGCACACACGCACACGGCAAGCCAAGTGACCGACTTCGCGACAGAAGTCGCAAAGATTGGGAACGTGGTCAGCGTCAATGGGCAGACCGGCGTGGTCACGATAACGGCCAGCGGAAGCGGCGGGACGATCGCGCTTTCAGATAGCACGCCGTCTCAGCTTGGGATTGCGTCGGCTGGGACGAGCACTGTCGCCAGCAGGAGCGACCACGTTCATTTGCTGCCCACCGTTTCATACACGGCGTTGTCGAACGTGCCGACGACGTTCTCGCCGGCCACGCACACGCACTCTGCCAGTGCAATTAGCTCTGGCACTCTGGACGTGGCACGCATGCCGACGATCTCGTATACGGCTTTGAGCAACGTGCCGACGACGTTCTCGCCGACGACTCATACGCACAGCGTCAGCCAGATCACCGACTTTGTAACAGAAGCGGCGAAGTATGGCCCCGTCACAAGCGTCAACGGGGCGACGGGGGCGATCACTATCACTGGCGGCACCGGAGGGGCATCGCTATCAAGCGCCACCCCACAACCGCTCGGAACGGCGTCCGCTGGCGCGTCAAGCCTTGCTTCTCGAGACGACCACGTCCATGCGTTGCCGACGATCTCTTATACGGCGCTCTCAGATGTGCCGACAAGTTTCACGCCAGCTACTCATACGCACTCAGCCAGTGACATCAATTCAGGAACGCTGAATGCGGCGCGGTTGCCGACGATCTCGTATACGGCACTTTCCAATGTGCCGGCCAGTTTCGTTCCGTCTTCTCATACCCACGCCGCCAGTGACATTAGCTCGGGCACTTTGGATGCGGCGAGGCTACCAACAATCTCATATACGGCACTTTCTAACGTGCCGACAAGTTTCACGCCGACGGCTCACACACACGCTGCTAGTGACATTAGCTCGGGTACGCTTGACATCGCCCGCTTGCCGACGATCTCGTACACGGCCCTATCAAACGTGCCGACCACGTTCTCGCCAGCCACGCACACTCATTCTGCCAGCGACATTAGCTCGGGCACGCTGAATGCGGCGAGGCTCCCGACGATCTCTTACACGGCATTGTCGAACGTGCCGACGAGCTTCACGCCGTCGTCCCATACTCACGCCGCCAGCGACATTAGCTCGGGCACGCTGGACGTGGCACGGCTGCCGACAATCTCGTATACGGCATTGTCGAACGTGCCGACGAGCTTCACGCCCGCTTCGCATACTCACGCCGCCAGCGACATTAGCTCGGGCACGCTGGACGTGGCACGGCTGCCGACGATCTCGTATACGGCCTTGAGCAACGTGCCGACGACGTTCACGCCGGCCACTCACACTCACGATGCCAGTGCCATAAGCACGGGCACGATTGCAATTGCCCGCCTACCTCTTGCGACCGCGACCGTCGCAGGAGCCGTTGCCGTTGGCGGCGGCCTTGGGGTCAGTAGCGGCACGATCAGCGCCAACGTAGTCAGCGTCCAAGGTCGCACGGGCACGGTGACAATCACGACGACAGAACTTTCTGCGGTGACCAGCATCGTCGCCGGAACGACTGGAGCGAATCAACTGACAAACGTCGTTTTTATGACATCTGCGGCATACACGGCGTTGTCGTCAAAAAACACCAGCACCCTATACATCATTTCGGGGTGAGCAGTGGCTACCTATCTTGGCACAGCAACTCCGTCAGCGTTCAACATTGGCACAGCACCTGTGTCGGGAATGTATCTAGGCACAACGCAGGTTTACACGACAGGAGGCGGCGGCGGGGGTGGGGCGTGGAGCAGCAAGAGCACGAACTTTGTTTTCGCGTCTGGTGGCGGCACTTCAGCGTCGGATAAGTATTTCAGTTCAGCAAAGGCTGACTCCGCATTTGACGCGGCCTATGCGACTGTGCCGGGCGCGGGAACAGTGAAAGTCACGTCTACCTCGTTTGACTGCGGGAACGCTTTCATCATCTACAAAAACGGTGCTGTCGCGTACACCTACCCAGAGGACGCCCCCGGAGACGGAATTACCGGAGGCGTCATACCGGCAACGGGCACTCGCTCTTGTTCAATATCTGTCTTAGCTAACGCGGTCATTCGTTTTGGCTCCAGCGGCGATCACACGGCATTTCAGAACCTCTACGTTTGGTGGGAAACGGCATGAGCACCTACAGCGTCCTCCCAGGCACGATGAATCTCGCGTTCAAGCGTTCGGGAGATTTCAGCGCACTGATCGACTTCGACATTGCATTGACCTCGTACACCGTCACCGCAAACCTGACGAGCCTCGTTTCAGGCGGGGTCGTGCAAGCATTCACCACGTCGGTTTCCGACGCCTCGGCGGGGCAAGTCTCAGTGAGTCTCAGTGACACGCAGACAGCCGCCCTAGCCGCGGGCACCTACGGCTGGCAGCTTGACTGGGTCGCCCCCGGCAGCGTGCAGCGGACGGCGTTGACCGGAACCGTCGAGGTCGTCGCATGAGCGAGATCGCCGCGAGCGTCGTCTCGCAGCCCATATCAGCGACCGTCAGCGGCTCGAGCATCACCGCCAGCGTCGGTTCGTCGGCCATCAGCGCCTCGGTAAGCGGCGGCATCGGCCCGCAGGGGCCGTCTGGTGACGCAGGGACGGGCGGCGGGGCGAGCCTCTCAAACGACATCCCGCTAGCCCCAGGCACGGCGTCGGCCGGCACGGCCTCGACGGCCTCGCGATCCGATCACCGGCACGCGGCCCCCGCCATCGGCGACATCTCTGGGTTGCAGGCGGCCATCGACGGGAAGCAGGCGGCCGGGAGCTACGCCGCTGCTTCGCATACGCATTCGGCCACTGCGATCTCCTCGGGCACTCTGGATGTCGCCAGACTTCCGACGATCTCCTACACGGCGCTCTCAAGCGTGCCGACAAGCTTCACGCCAATCGCCCACGCTTCCAGCCACGCAAGCGGCGGTTCTGATGCAGTAACGCTTGCCGCATCGCAGATCACCGGCCTGCCGACTGCTGGCACTGGCTCAAACAACTACTGTGCTGGAAACGACTCGCGGCTATCGGACTCTCGCACTCCGACCGGAACGGCCGGAGGCGACCTGACCGGAACGTACCCAAACCCAACAATTGCGGCAGGGGCCGTGACCGAGAGCGACCTAGCAAATGCAGTCAGGAATCTGATCATTCATCCATTTCTTCTGATGGGAGGCTGACATGGCTCAAGCACATAAAGTCCTCGGGCAGAGCAGCCCATCGGCCACGACTCTGACAACGCTCTACACAGTGCCGTCGTCAACTCAGGCTGTCTGCTCATCTCTGACGATCTGCAACACGGCTTCCTCGGCCACCACCTACCGAGTCGCTATTCGTCCGTCTGGAGCGACCGTGGCGACTCAGCACTACATCGCCTATGACGCGACGCTTCCAGCCAACGACACGGTTACGCTCACACTCGGAATCGCCCTCACTGCGACTGACGTTGTGAGCGTCTACGCCGGCGCAACGGGCGTGGCATTCTCCGCTTTCGGAGTGGAAGTAACGTGAGCAATCGGATCGCTTCAACGTCGCTGGCGAGTAACGCGAGGCTACGCGCGAATGTGTCGCGAGTTGTTCGTGTTGTCGTTGTTGGTGGCGGCGGCGGCGGCGGCTACATTGGCGGCGGCGGCGGCGGCGGCGGGGTAATTTCTCAAGACCTTACGGTAACCGCTGGCGTAAGCGTGTCTGTTTCTATTGGCGGCGGCGGCACTGCGACATCGGCGCAAGACACTCGCACCACACTTGGTTCGCCAAGCAGTTTCGGCGCGATTGTCGCTGTTGGTGGCGGTTCGGCTGGGACTAGAGTTGTTGTCAGCGGCACTGCTTACCTCTATGGGCCGGGTTACCCCGGTGCGTCCGGTGGAGGCGGGTTCAGCACATACGCCGCTGGGGCATCAGTGGGGCAGGGAAATTCTGGCGGCTCCGGGTTAAGCGCAAACTACTCAGGCGGCGGCGGCGGTGCTGGGGCGGCAGGAAGTGCCGCTGCCAGTACGACCGCAGGCGCGGGCGGGGCGGGGGTGTTGGCGATCGCGACCGGATCGTATTACGGCGGCGGCGGCGGCGGTAGCAGCGCAAGTGCTACTTTTGCTGCTGGAGGCACTGGAGGCGGCGGTCGCGGCGGCAACACAACGCAAACCGCTGGAAGTTCCGGCACTCAGAATACCGGCGGCGGCGGCGGCGGCGGTTCGGGTGGTGGAGGAAACGGTGGCAGCGGCGTTGTCGTGCTGAGATTCAATTCGGCACTAAGGTGCAGCGTTGGGGCTGGATTGACCTCAAGCAGCGCAGCAAGCGGAGCGGACACGATCTTAACCATCACGGCGGGCACCGACACGGTGACTTTCTTCTAATGGCGCACTACGCATTTCTTGACGAGCAGAACGTCGTTACCGAGGTGATCGTCGGCAACGACGAGACAACGGGAGACTGGGAGTCCTTTTACGCCAATGTGCGCGGCAGGCAGTGCCTTCGGACGAGCTATCACACGCAAGGAAATCAACACGCTCTCGGCGGCACGCCGCTTCGAGGTAACTACGCTGGCATCGGAATGGTCTACCTTTCAGAGCACGACATCTTCGTGCATCAATGCCCTGGCGAGGGCTGGACGCTCGACCCCGCCACGGCATCATGGCTTGAGCCTGCCTAAACCACCTTCGGCAGCACCGACGGTGCTGGCACTCCTGGGGTGACGATTCGCGGGTCTAGGTATTTGCGAGTGACGGTGGGCGACGAGTGATCAAGAAGACGCTGGGCCGAGCCGCCGGCGGCCTCATAGAAACTCGCGGTCGTCTTTCTGATGCGATGGAATTTGCACTTCCTGTCTGACGGCAAGCCGGCCCGCACCAGAATCTTCTTCAAATACCGCCAGACGCAAGTTCGGTGGTGATCCCACGGCAGAGCGAAGTCGTCGGGGGTGCGACGAACCGTTGCCAGGGCATCGGCGCACTCTTGGCTGATCTCGCGGTAGATGTCGCGGCGTCTGCCCTTTCTCTGCTCTGCCCGAAAGATCACCGATAACTCGCGAACGTCGGAGCAACGAAGCTCGAGCATGGAAGAGATGCGCTCGCCCGTGTCATAGGCGAGAAGCAACAAAGCCCTCCAAACCGCAGCGGCTGGGAACTTGCCGACGAACCCCGGCTCTGAGGCGGCGGAAGTCATCAGTCGCTGCATCTCTTCTGTGAGCCACGCCTCGGGCACGCGCTCTGGCACGTTGATGCGATGCACCGACGGCCACGTCTCGCACATCTTTCGCTTACTGGCGAAGCCCCACAACGCGAGAATCTGTGCCCTGTCCTTGGCGGCGGTTGCGGGTGCCCATTTGCGGACTCGCCACGCCAAGAAACGAGCGACCGCTAACTCTTCCAAATCTCCAGTCTCGGGGGGTCTTCCAAGGAATTCCCCCCAAGACCGGAGCGTGTACCCATAGAGGGTGATCGTCCTGTCGCTGACACCTGTCAGCGGGGCGTAGAAGTCACGCAGAACATCGAACAAAAACATGGTGGTAAGGCTCCTTCAATTGGAGTACCACGTCCGTGCGATAGAGCAAAAGTATCGACTCCCGTGTTTGA